TCCGTTGATCGTCAAAGTGCGGATGGTTTTTGTCTCAGGCTCTTTTACAATATTTTCATCCAGCCACGAAAAGAAAACATCATCTACTGTCTGTTCTGCCTCTCCAAAATCAACTGTTTTGTAATAAGTGTTTGCCCATCCGTCTGAATCGTAAACCGTAGTAAAAGTTCCCCCTGAAAAGTCTATTCCAGTGCTGTAAATTAGAGAAGAACTTATAATCATTGAGTGAAATGAAGTAGACTTAGGCTCGTCAGGACATGTGTAATCAACTACCTGAAAAATATTAGAAGGAAACTTAATCGAATCCTTGAACACTTTTATTCCACTAACTGTAGCCATAACTAGACCTCCACCTTCTTACTTTTTACGGTGATAGCTCCACTGAAATCCCCCAGCGGTTTCATCACAAGTTTTCCGTCTTTTATTTCGGAAAAGGCATTTTCCCATGATCCAGTCGCTATCAGACTAAATAATTTGTATCCAGGTTTATAATTGACCGAAACACAGATTTCATCTCCTTTGAGTGTAATCTCTTTCCCGCTGTTCTGTACCTGCACGGTTATATCTCCGCTTTGTATATTAACTTTTTCTACGTTTTCATCAAAATTTACTATCAATAAATAAAACCCACTTGCCATAATTCACCTCATAAATTATTGATTGCAATGTCAACTGTTCCATCATCGTTTTCTGTTACAGTCGCGTTCGGAGAAGGAACATTGACATTGACATTTGCAAATTGGGTAACATCCGCAGTTCCGTTTTCCGTGATCTCTTTCGTTCCCGTCGGAATAATGTAATTCGACGGAATGGGATTTACCGTGACGCTGGAAAGGAATTTCCCGCTTGCAGGCGTTATCGTCTGCGTTGATTTCGTCGGCGTAGCAGATTTTGTCTCCGTCTGGATTGCACTTACGATTACCTTACTCAATCCATCATAATTTGCGTCAGGCGTTACATTCTGCACGGAAGTAGTAGGATTTACTGTTTTTTCCTGTAAAACGGGCGTAGGTGTTATTGGTTGAGCAAAATCCGCAATAAAGTCAATAAAACTTTTCGGAACTGTTTGGAATTCTGTCCCAAAATCGACCGTTCTATATGATTCATTTACCCAACCCGCACCGCTAGCATCAGACCAAACAGTCGTTGTGTCATACTTCATTGTTGTTTCGTTTCCATCAAAACTATTATGCAAAGAAGTAAACTGCTTTCCATTTGATGTAAAGTTGACATCACAATCGACAGAATCCATTGTAAACCCATCTTCTTGAAACTCCCAAACGCCACGAATCGTCCCAGTTTGTGGTATACTAACATTTACGTTGGCATATTGCGTGACGTCTTTCGTCCCGTTTGTCGTTATACGCAGTGTCCCCGCAGGTGTAATATACTCCGCGGGAATTGCATTGACTGTCACTTTGCTGAGCCCGTCGTAATTCGTATCGGGAGTGATGTTTTGAACGCTTTTTGTAGGCGTTACCGTCTTTTCCTGTAAGGTAACACCTTCTCCCGCATAATTCCCCGTTACGCCCAAAATCTGAACCCCGCTCCTAATATTCCCCGCTACTATGTTTTCAGGATTTGCTGGCGTTACTTTGATGTCTTTTTCACAATACTTCCCCGAGGTTAAGAGTTTGATTCCCTCTACCGTTGTTATTTCTTTTTCAAAGGTAACCCAATCAGTAGTAGCATTTTCAGATAACCACGAATATACAATGTCTGCAACTGTTTGTTCAGATTTGCCGAAATCAATGAATTTATACGAATCAGATAAAACATACTCGCCATTTTTATACACTAGATCGCTTTTAAGCGATTCACCCGAAGGATAAAGATACCAAAGGTATGTAACGCTATTACTATCCCTATCGGCAGAAAGGGACAACCTAGAATACTGTTTATTATTTGAGGTAAAACTACAATCATAAGAAAACCCACCTATATTTTTTTCTCCCAACCCGTTTCCTGTTAAAACATCATTAAGATGCCATTTCCCGCTTATTATAGCCATATCATTCCACCTCCCCGTTATAAATCGGTATGTTGATAAACGCCGTTCCGTCAGAGTTCACTTGTACAGGGAAATTCTGACCGTCCGACGATCCGCTTTGCGCCTTGATTCCGCCGACTGCCGACGGCGTGGCGACAGGCGTTTCAGTCAGCGCAGTCAAATCAGCCTGCCCGCTTACGCTCGTGTCGTTATCAAGCTCAACCTCGACGTTCAGGTTCTTTCCGCTTAGCGTTACGTTCACGCCGTCAGGCTTTACAATGGGCTTTGTGACGGGATAGCCGTCTGACGTGATTCCCGCTTTCTCCGTCTGCCCCGAAGCCGCAGAGGGCATTTTTACGCCGCCTAACGCCGTATTTGTCGCCTGCGGTAAATCATACCCCATAGATGTTAAATCAATCTCAGGTATTTGAATAGTATCATTACTATTTAGAGTAATTGTCCCGCCAAGTTTATTATTTGATAGCGATAACTTAATAGATTTTACATCATCATTATAAGCGCCGATTCTTTCATAGGTATACGTATAACTTCCATCCGTAAATACGACAAAACCATTTCGGTTGCTTACATTTGAAGAGGTTGCAGAGGCATAATATTGTCCACCTAAAACAAAAATTTTATTTGATGTAGACAAACAAACACAATTGAAACTACCATTTATAAGACTGTTAGATAATTTGCCTTTATCGGAAGCCCATATATATTTTTGAGAATAATACCGATACTGAAGACTTAATTGTTTATCGACCGAGCTTTCTCCAAAAATATATACAACATTATGAAGTACACCAAGAGCAAAACCGGTTTTTGTTTTATCATAATATTCCGAATATAAAGTGTAAACATTGCTTTTACTATTATCCGCAACATTCAACCTCATAAGTCTTGTAGCAAGAGTAACAGCATTATTTACGCCCGTCCGTCTCATGTAATAAACATACCCGTTATCGTAAACAATATTTGTTCCATACCAGTATTCACCTGAAGTTATAACATCCGTTCCAGTATTAAAAGTATTTGTCGCCAAATAATAAGTAATTATTTTATAAGCACTTCCACTACCAGAAAGCAAATACATATTCCCGTCTCCGTAACAGATAGCATTTATCGTTGAAACAGACGAATAGTTCAAATCTTTTTTTTCATAAGACATCGTTTTGATGTTTAATACAGAGACAAATGAGTCTGTCTTAGAAAAGAAATATAAGCTGTCGTCGCTTCCGCACATACATGTATACGAAGTTTCAGGATACATATAAAATTCTTCATAGGTGCTATCTTCAAATATCTCATACACTTTATTGCCGCTTTTTACAAACATTCTATCTCCGACTGTAGTCGCAGATTTTCCCGGCATAGTATTATCATAGAAAGTGAATGTACCGATATTGTTTACTGTAATCTTCTCGGTAAACTGTCCGTTTTTGTAATATAACGCTCCCGAGTCTTCATAAAAGTCTGCGCTTTCTTCACTCGGCGAAACAACGGCTCTATGGATGACTTCATTCTGTTTTACTCCGGCGGAAGAGACTGCTTCGTCAACATACTGCTTTGTCGCATAGTTCGTCAGTGTCTGCGTTAAAACCGTGCTTGTTATGTAGTTCTGCAAGGTCTGCGTCAAAAGCGTCTGCGTTACATACGATGCAAGCGTGCTGCTTAGTTCCGTCTTCGTCACGTATGCGGAGAGGTCGATCTCTGTCGAGCCGATGCGCTCCCACTTGTTGTTCGTGTAAATCCACTCATCGTAACTGTCCCCCGTCGCACCGTCTTCTTTCGGCGTTAAGTAAATGATATTTTTAGACGGGGATTCTACGTCCGGATATCCCGTATCAGGGTTTTTAGAGACGATCTCAAACGACGAGCCGGAGATCTGGTCGATAAACTCTTTCACCGCGTCGATCACGGTGTCGGTAATTTCTCCGAGGTTGTAGACTACTTCCCACTTCGTCTCATCGATTCCTCCGTCCGAAGTCCAGGGCTCCGTAAATATGTCGCTTACCTTTGCGCGCATGATATAATTATCTGTTCCGCGGCGGAAAAAGTAATAACGCCCCGAATACATAACGACGGTAGACGCAACCCCGGGGGTTCGGATAGAATCTGCACCGACCTGTTCTCCGTTCGTAATCCTAACCCAAAGTTTATTGGTATCCTGTACTGCTACCGTATATTGTGCCTGAAGCGTGTCGATATCTTTCTCATTCTGCGTAACTCTTGCTTTCAGCGGCTCGATCTCGGCGCCCCATTCGTTTCCGGTATCAAACGAAAACACCTCTCTCCAATGCGGCGGGTCTGCCGTCTCTTTCCCGGGTTCGGCATTCCCCGGCGCAGTGTCTGAATAATAAAGCGTATCGAGGTGAATTACATATTCCCCGATCCCGTACGTAAAATAAGAACCCCATTCCTTAATAGACCGCGCGGGGTATTCTCCGTTCTGCGCTTTCCCCTCGTGCTCGCTCTGCGTCGAAATGATATACGACAGCTGCTCCATGATCAACTTATACGCGTCGTCTGTCGGTGCAGAGGGCAACCCCGCCGGAATCCCTTTTTGTACCGTAAAGGAAGTTTGAGAGGTCGCAATCACCTCGTTATGCCTGTCCTCTTCATTCTCTTCATTTGAGTTGTACAGCGCGAAAAACTGCGCTTTCACTACCCCGGCGTACTGCGTGACCGCCGAGGGGACTTTCAGCTCCCACGTGTTCAGCACGGCGCCATCCAGCTCCACCGGTACGTCATTGTTCATCAGCAGCCCTTTGTTCGTCATCAGGTACGGACCTGCATACACGCCGTGCGGCAGCTGAAAATAGGCGTTTACCATGTTGGAGGTAGCAAAGGGAGCGACGAAGATCACTCTGTTTGCCTCCGCGCTCCCCTGATAAACCTGTGTAGGGTACGCCTTAAAGATCGTACCCTCTCCGTCCGCATAAAATATCATGTTTATTCCTCCGCAACGGGTATCCCCGTAAATTCAACGTATTCGTTCAGAAGCGACTGATTGTGATTCAATTCGTCCGAAATTTTCTCCTGCGTCGCTTCATACAGCTTGGAAAGGAAATCCCTGTCCTCTTCGTCAGCGAGCTCCTGAGCCGCTAAAATCGCCTCTAACTGCTCCGTATAGCCCTTGACCGCTTCCGCCTCTTTCTCCGCGTTGGCTTGCAACGCCTTCGCCAGTCTCATAAATGCGCACGTCTTTTCATCCATTTTCTTATCCTCCTTTTATTCAACGGCTTGCGTATTTTCTTTGAACCACTCATACTCTTTTATTCCCACCGAACTGTCCGCAGTCACCTCGATATTTCTGAAAGCGGCATTTGTCCATTCTCCGGCGGAATTATAGACCTCATAACCTGTCCCGTCCTCTTCGCTGATGTACGAAAGACTTGTCGTTCCTGTTTCGGAATTGTATGTACAGGACATTCCGGTATAACTTTGGTTGTTGCTTGTAAACGCAAGCGTTGTGATTTTAACATTTGCAGGTACGGCGTAAACCACCTCGCTGAACCGATACTTGCCCGCTTCGATCGTCATCGTCTCCTTGAATATATTGTGTACAATGGAAATGCTCGGCAATATGATCAGCTGCCCCGCGTATACGTCCATGTTGCAGGCAATCAGAAGCCGATCGCCGACGGGGATCTTCTGCGTCGTCACGTTTCCGTCCTCGTCCTCTACCGTGATCTCCGTATCTTCCTGATTCGGCGAATAGACGATAGCCCACGCTTTCCCCTCTACACTCGCCGTAATCTGCCCTAAACGCATGACCGTGCCGTCTACCGTCACGTCTTCCGCGCCCGTCCAGTCCTGCTGCGTCATTTCGCTTACGTCGACGAAATCATCAAACTTGTTGATTCTGTGCGGAGAAATGAAAAGCCCCGCGGGATTATCCCTGTCGGAGCCTTTGATCAGCGGGTTCATCGCCGCCAGCGCAGAGCCTATTACAATGTTTTTCCGATTCGTCACAAAACTCGCCTGATAGGTGAAGTTCATTATCTCGCGGCTGTCTTTGCGGTAGAGTATCGGAGTGTTTACCGCACTTATGACCGTTTCTATGGTCGGAATTTCCCTTTGATCTTTCGGGAAGTCAAGCGCCGCTTGCAGATACGCTTCCGGCGTTGTGTACGTCATTGATGTCACCAACTGGAAGCTGAGCCAGTACATTCTGCCGTAATAATCGCCGTAAGGCAGATACTGCTGCCAATATCCAGTTACTTCGTTATTGCCGCTCATTACATTATGCTCAATACTCCGTGCCCCTGCCGAATAATTGTCTTCCGCTGAAAAGGAGAAATTCATAGTCGTCCCCATTGCAGTAGATAGTACAGGCATAATGACAGGGTTTTCATACAGATTATTTTTTCCCTTGTCTTTTCCCCAAACGCGCGCCGCCGTAATTTTAGCGTCTTCGTGCACGTCTTGCGTGAAAATTGCTTTCAGATAATAAAAAAACTGCGTGGGATTCAGCAGCGTTTGTCCGTCGTCTTCCACTTCGTTACCGATCACCAGATAATCCGTGTAAAGCGTTTCTCTGCGGAACGCCTGCCGCTCCGATACTTCGTAAAACCGCTTATAGCTCGGTACGTTGATATACTGCGACAGCCTGTTAAAGTCTTTGGAAAGCGTAAGCTGTACCTTGATATAACTCGGCATAAATTCCGTAAACACCGCGGAGATATAATATTCATCGTCAAAGAGCTGCCCCGCTTTCGGTATCCTGTTCAGGTTGTATACCATATACGTGAGCGTCTTTTCCACGTTCCCCAGCCGCGCGATAAGTCCCTTCATGTTCTCGCCGTAATATGAGGTCTCTATCATGTTCGCCCCCTGATTATATGGCAATGCAAACGGGTGCTGCATTCCCACGATATACTGTTTTGTCTGCGTCACTCTCGTGGAAAATATCGGTATGTAGGTGATCTGGAACATGAGCGTCGGATAGTCGATCTTATCAAACCAGCCGAAATTTTCCCCGCTTACAGCTTCCAAAATATTGATAATAGCGTACTTTCGCAGAATATCGCTGATTGCATCAGGCACCTTGAAATTCAAGCCCCTGATATTCCTTTCCCCTTGCGTATAATAAACCCCGAATGCCTTGCTGGTCGGATATGTTTCACTGTATGAAGAAAGATTTGAGTTATAATCTACCGATTCAAACACATACGGCGTAATATCGCACGTAATCATCTCTCCGTCTTTGATATAAGCGCAGGTCAGTTTCTCCACCTGATAAACGGGGAAAATCGTCTGAATGAGCATATTCTCCTCTGTGATACGCACATTCATGGATTCCGTCCTGACAGAGCGATAACCGCCCGCAAAGGGCTCCATAATAACCCCTTTCGCCCAAGAAAGCTGACTGACAAGATTATCTACCGAACTGTCGAGATTCGTCGCATAGTGGTTGATATCCTGACAAACCATTTTTCCCGTATACGGCGTTTTATACATATCCGCATAGTCATTCATACCGTATTTATCGAAGTAAATCACCCCGTTTCTAAGCCGTGGCTCGGCATGAATAAAGCCCCCTATCTGCTGTAACCTTTCGCGGAGATTCTCCTTTGTAAACGCAAATTCGGGGGCTATTACGTTTTTATATTCCTCCGCCTGTTCCTCATTAAAAGTAAAGCGGTTGGGATAGCCATCAAGGTGCGGTTCGATTAGATCAAGCGTGCGCTGGACAACATCTGTGATCGTCCATTTTTTGAGGGGGTAACGGTTGGATGCTGCGTTGAAATTAAAAACAATGGTCTGCAAACCACCTTCTCCATTTATCTGATCCGACCAACTTAAAAAATATGATAATTTATAAGTTCCTTCATTTAAAGTTACACTCGGAGTCTCTTCACCCACAAATGTAAAACCTTCATTGTCTGGATCATAAATCAAATCATTTTGTGATAGTCGGTAAATCTCTTCCCCTCCTTGTGTTATTGTTATCTCATAAGATAAAACAGCATTGCTTCGATACCATGATTTTCCTTCCCCAATATAAACAGCACCTGGAGCCATAACTTCCGACATTTTGGGGAGATAAAGTAATTCACCATTTTTTACAACTGATTTGATTACTTTCTCTGTTACGATATAAAAATCATCAGGGTTCGGGGCATTTTCATAAACCAAAACAGAGTAAGGAGCTTGATCTAAATAAAGATTCCCCAAAGTATTTGTGAATACAATGCTGTCTCCGACTAAGCCTTCCAACAGTTTGGTTTCTTCGATCAAGTAAATTTCATGCTTATAGAGCTTTTTATCCTTAATTGTCAAAGTCGATTTGTCGTTTGCAATTACATAATAAAAAGACTTTTCAGACGTTACTTGACCGTATGCGTTCTTTGTCCTTGCGTCAATTTGAACGCGCGTCAGCATATCGAAATGCTCCTCTTTACAAAGAACCATTGTCAAATATGCCTCATCGAGCTGTTCATCCAAAAGGTTCCCTGTTTTTAACGGAAAAACAGATTTCGGATAGGGTTTGCCATTGAGTTTTGTGGTAAAAGTAATGATAGCCATAAAGACCTCCTAAAAAATTTTTATTAGAAAAGGCGCCCTCTCGGACGCCTGTTTCTTTAAAATGAAAAAAGACGGATACCCCGTCTTAATTTAGTCTATTTTCTAGTGTTTCAATTTCCTTTTTTCTTTTTTCTATTTGCAATTTAGTTTTGTTGATAATTGATTTTTCTTTTAATTCTTTTTTTATCCTTTTGTTTTCTTCATACTCTAAGCGTTCTTTCGGAGTTTTTATCCAAATACGCACAATGCAGTATATGCACAATAATATCCCTATATAAGGCGTTATTGCTGTACAAATTGTTTTTATCTTATCCCACATTATTTTTATATTAAAAAATTGGAATAAAACGAATTGATTTTGAAACTGCTGTATAACTAGAATCAAAAACGGAATCATCAAAACTAACCATAGTATTGTTAAGCCAATTTTCTTTTTCATATAATACCCCAACGATCGTTTAAAGTTTCTCCGTCTTAAATCGATTCATTTATTATTTATATAAAGTGCTTTCCACACTATCTATATTATTTTTTATTTTAATAATCTGATCATCTTTTTCTTCAAGATCATCAGATAATTCGTTTAATTTATCTTTAACGGATCTTATAAAAATAGCTTGCGATATTAAATATACTAATCCAATTGTTAATCCAAAAAAAAGATAAAAGTCAAATTTCTTTTCGACCAACATTATAATAAGGGAGATAGCTAACCATAATATATCTGCTACAATTCCCAAAATTGTAAGCCCATAATAAAGCTTCCACCCTTTCTCCATTGCATACTCCTTATAAAATATAATAGTAACAACAGTAAGATTATACTGTTTAAATATAAAAATTGTCCACATTTTAACTAAAATTATCATGCAATCGACAAAATTAGTCAAAATCTTTTGTGTTTTAAGGGTGGGCGGAGATGAAAAAAGACGGCTAAGCCGTCTTTTTTGTTTTCCTTATGCTCTTTTTGCCGCTTTTATTTGGCTACTTACAAAAGTTACAACCATCTCTTGTTTTGCCTTATTTTTCTTTTTTAGCAAATCCGAATAATAAATATTAGCCTGTTTATTACTCGTTTGTTTAATTAACTCAATTAACTCATCTTCGGTCATTTCTTTCAATAAATCATCTTGTCTCTTTTTATATGCTTGTTTTTCCTTTAAAGAAACAAGCTCCTTTTCCCACAACAGTTTAGAATATGCTTCTTGATTTTTCTTAAATTCCTCTAACCTCTTCATCTTATTCTCCTCCTTTTATCTTATTGCCTTTACTACTATCATATTGCGGATTTTCAATTTCAGTACATTCAAACCATCCCCAAATTGAATACTGATTATACTTTTCAGCAATATCTTTTGCCAGCTTAAACTCTTTACAATAAAAACTAGCCTCAGGAGAGCCATATACACCAATATATAATTTTGAATTGGTTAATTCCATTAAATTTTTGACTAAGCCATCATATTCTTCAATGGTGTAATCTTTATCGCAATTATGAAATGTCACTTGATATCCATCGTCAAATGAAACAATACTTTTAGTAAAATAATCATAAGTTCCATCTTCAAGTCCTTCAAAATCTTTTAATCTTGAAAGAACATTGTTTATCGCCTGCATTTCATCTCTCTTCCGTTTGGATTACAGTTATAATATAATATAATTAAAACAATTTGTCAATATTTTTAGAACATTTTGTTATAAATTATTTAATAGTTCAATCTCCTGTTTGCAGTCCCCGCACGCACGTTATTCTGCGTGATCGTCATGCTTTCCAGTGTTCTGTTTAAGTCGATGACATTCTGCGCCTGTGCGTAGGAAATTGCCTGTCCTGTAATTCCGACAAGAGCGCCGACAAGCGCACCGGGCGCTCCGCCACCAACTGCCGCACCAAGCGCAATACTCTCTAAAATTCCAAGCGCAGAATTTCCGATGTTATACATAAACTGCATTTTCTGTTGATATTCAGAAGCACCTGTTCTCAGTTCTATCGTACTGACTTGATGTGTTATAAGCTGCTGCGCAAAACCTTTTGCCGTTTTATAGATCGCTACTGCCGCTCCTACCTTTTGGGCGGCATCTTTCGTTATGGCGTTATCTTTTTTCTTCTCCGCGGAGGAATTGGAGACGGGAGATTCCGTCTCCTTTTCTTTCTCGTCCACGTGGATATAGAGATGATATTCGTTTGTATTAGGCATGATCAGGCTCCTTTACGACGTCCACAAAAACAAATTCTGTTCCCGTCCAGATTTTAATGCTTGCGATTTGTTCCTGCGGGATAATCCAGAAATTCTCATACTTTTTCGCCTCGAATACTCCGTCGATAAATTGTCCCGTTTCTGCCGTTCCGCTGATTCCGTCTCCCCTATAAGAAAAAGCCGTATTGACAACTTTACCGCCGGCATCTGAAAACGTGAAAGAATAGCCGACATAACTCTCTGGCAGAGTAAAGGAGATCACCCAGGCATCTGCGGGAGGCGGAAGCGGGACGATCGCCTCCTCGTCGTCTACGATTTCGATCATCAAAACGGTAAGCCCCGCGTTCTTTACGTATTCCCCTGCCATGCTCACGTCCGTTATCATTACGTTATAGGTATGATCGGATGCAGCGCCCGGAATCACAGCTTTTAATTCATGCGCGACATTCTTATCCGCACTCATCAAAAAGCCGTAAATATAACCGATCGGGTCATTGTCGCGAAGAGCCGGGATCGTAAACTCCGCCTTGATCTGCGTATTTGCCGCGATGTTTTTTGCAACGCCCTTTTCATCGTTGGAATAGACATTCGGCTCCGTCGTCGAGGTTCGGTTGAATACAAACGTCTGGAACGGCAGTTCCATTCCGTCCAGATAAAATTTGAAATCACTGGAATTGACGCCGTTTTCCACAAAGTTGTATGTAAGATAGACGGTCATCAGCATGTATTTTCCGATAATCCCCGCGGTGGAAGATATGCCGGTGGCGGGAAACGAATACTCGAAACCGCCGTAATAATTGATTCCCTCTTCGTCCGTAAACTGCGCGCCTTTGTTCGCCTTGAAATACGAATCCACCACCGGGCGCAAGAGCTGAGGCATGATGAACTCGTTTTCTTCCGTCTCGTCCAGCGCAACGATCTCTTCGCTTCCGTCCTCTTTCTTCACTTTCATTTGGCGGGGCGGCGTCAAAGGGACCGCGAACTCATACGAGCAGTTATATACGCCCATCACCACGCCGCCGTTCGCCGTCGCCGTACTCGAATTGATGAGCGATAATATCCCTGAAATATAGTGCGTAATCTGGTTTCCCTGCCGCCTTCCGCGCTTGTACTTCCCCGCTTCCGACATCGTTGCGAAGAGGTATTTTTCATTGACAAAGCGGCTGTTCAAGCCGTTTTCCGCATTGAGGATTGCGTTCAGGTCTGTTTCAATCTTTTTCGCTATCTGTTTTAAGTTAATCATTTTTCAGTTCTCCTTGTAAATCGGCGGAAATTAACTTTATAATCTCCTGCATGGTAGCGTTCCACCAATGCTCGTTCGGATTCTGTTTCCCTCTCCAATACGAAGAGATCCACGGCTCGTTTGTGTAAACCATATACGGAGCGATGTTCTCGTCTACATAGATGTGATACGTGTTTTCGTCGCTCCATTCTCCCTTTATGGCGTTAAACGCGAGGTTCCCAGTATCTTTTGGCGCGAGCTTTCTCAGCGTCTTAACGGTCCGAAAAAAGGCGCTTTCTATTCGCTCTCGGTTAACCATAAGTCCTCTACCTGCACTAAACGCATGACGTAATGAATGGCGGGGACGTCTTTCAGATAGCGAAAAGCCTCTCTGTTCCCGGATAAGATATCTTTCTCCACCTGAACGATCTGCCAGATGCTCCCGCCCTGCGTTATGATATATCCGCCGACTTTATAGCCCTCGTCGTCGTTGGTACGGATCGCGTATGTGGCGCCTTCGCTGTTCTCAAGATTTCCGAACAGCTGCTTATAAGCCCAGCTCTTCACGTCCACCGGCTCGTAATTGAACTCGATTCTCTCGTCGTCCGGACTGTTTGGCCGCGTCCTGTAATAAACGCCCGTCAGCGTCTGATCGAATCTCCCGCTTAAAATATCCAGATAATCGAACATCACAGCACCCCCATATAGGTAAGCGCCTTGCCCGTCTCTTTCAGCGGCGTCGAAAGAATTGTCTTTGCGGAATCGATCACGGCCGCCGCTTTTTCCTCCGGCTTGATCGAATACATCAGGTTCCCGACTTTCAAAAGATAAGGGGCCTGCTCTTTTAACGCCCTGAAAATAATGGGACGTGCCGACGGCATGTGCGCAATCAACCAGTCCTGCTCCTGATTATTGACGCTGTAATCATGAATATAGGCATAAATAATCGTGGAAACGTCATTGAGGAATTGCTCGATAATCATTTCCGGATTCGGCGCTTTTCTCTCTGCAAGCCTGGCACGCAAATCGATTCCCATGCGCAGGATTGCGGATTCCGTCAGTTTGTACTGTTCGGAAAAGCTGTCAAACACCATGTATTCGTCATTATACGGTTCGATGGCACAGGCCCTGTAATTGTAAAACATATTTTGCCTCCTGATAATGGAGCGGGCTTTGATCTCGGCTCAAAACCCGCAGGAAAAGCCGTTTTTAGGAAGGTCACGCCACAGTCACGGCGTTGGAAAGGGGCTTTTACGAAAACCCCTTAGAAAAAAACGGTTAAGACTTCTTAACCATGTTGATTGCCTGCGCATAAGTCGCGCTTGCAGTATTCGTGGACGTTACATTGACCGTCTGTGTGGTATAGCCGGAAGCCGTTACCTTCAAGGTTGCGGTCTTGCCTCTTCCGAGAATGTAAGTATAAGTACCGTCCGCATTGTTCGTGAAGCCGACAGGCTTACCGTCGCTGGTAATCGTCAGCAACGCATTCGTGATGGCGGGCGTTCCGCTTTCCGTTCCCTTGATCGTCGCGGTAACGGTCGTCACATCATCGCTTCCGTACACGCCGATCTTCTGCGTTTTGCCGTAGTTGACCGAAGCGGTGCCGTAAGAAGAAATAACTTCGTTAAAGTCCGCGGGAGCAACGATATTGCCGTTGGTATCGACCGGGTTGGTAAAGTTTTCAAGATCTGAAATTACGATACCGAGAGCAGAAGGACGGACGACGCCGCAGCCCCACTGCCACAGATTCTGAATCTTGGTCCCAACGCCGGAACCGGGATTGGGGATCGGGTTGATCGTTGTGTCGGCACGGCCGAACGCAGTTCCTTCCGCATTTGCGATATATGCCTGGATCTTGTCAAATTCAGCGAACTGATCTGCGGTAATCCCCATATACGCGGATGCCTGTCTCCAATAAGAATCGGGGACTACTTTAATATACACGCCCGAATACATACCGCGGATGAGATTCCCCTTCGGTCTGCCGTCTTCGGTGAACGCGCCGCGCAGGAGCATTTCCTGAGGGAGATTGCCGCCGTTGATCAAAACGCCGTTTTTAACTGAAAACAGCAGATCGAAAAACGCCTGTTTCATGATGATGACGCAGCGATCAAGGTCATACTGAACGATCCCCTCCGCCCAGGAAGTCTGCGGGTTCGTCATCAGTCCGATCACCTTGTTCATAGTCTGCTGCAGATAACCGTCGTCGGTACTGGTGAGATCTACGTCGACGACGTTTGCGTTCTCCGTCGTTGCCGCGCGATAAAGTGCCCCCTTGATCTGCGTGGCCATGATCGTGGAATCTTCCATGTTCGCGACGGTATCGGGAATCATCCCCGTATACTGAGCGACAATCGGAAGCGAAAGCATGTTCTGAGACAGCTTATAAATGACGGTCGGCTGATCGTAGAGCTGATTAAAATACACGTCGAACCCGTCCGTCTGCGGCGTATTGGGGAGATTTCTGTTTTCCAGCCCGTCGTTGCCGGGTGTGCCGGGAAGATAGCTTCCCGTATAGGGCTGCATCGTAATCGTACGGGGAACATAGGGAGGCGGAGCCATGATGGGCACGCGTACCGAAGATACGCCCTGTGCCTGCGCCGTCCTGTTCGTTACCCCCATTCCGTCGATAAAGATCTTTGCGTTGAGAAGGTTTCGCATCCAAACGTTGTAGAGAGCGCGGTCCGTCAGAATGTCGTCTACATTCGGATAATTGCCGTCCCCCACGCCGTACTGCGAATAAGCCTTGCCGAGGTTTGCCATGACCTGCGAATACAATCCGCGGTCGGAAAGTCCGTTTGTTTCAATTACTGCCATAATTCTTTACTCCTTTTCAAATTTCATTTTCCGAGCAGGGCGTTGATTTCTTTTTCGCCGTACTCTTTTGCTCCCGCCATAGGCGGCTCTTTGGTCTTGAACCCGTATTTCTGATCAAATGAATCGGGTTCCCTGTTTTCCTTCGGCGTAAGCGCGGCGACCAATTTATCAATCGCGGTAATCAGCCGGTCGAGTTTATCGTCGCCTTTCTCTTCCGTCTTTTCCTCCGCTTTCTTTTCATCGGCCTTTTCTGCGCCCCCGCTCTCATCGACGCGGTCTTTTGCGGTTTGGGAATCTTCGTTTCCGGTTTCCTTTTCCTGCGCCGCAACGCTCTCGTCGATCCTGTCTTTTTCGGTCTGAGAATCTTCGCCCTTTTCGGCGATGTCTTCTTCGGCCTTTTTGACTTCCTTTTCGTCAGTCGTTGCCATTGTTTCTTCTGCCTCCTTTTTCTTTCTTTTCAAAAAATCAAACATTTGTCCTGCCTCCTTTCGGGCATAAAAAAAGCGCCTTTCGGCGCTCTATCATAAAAGCTGTGTCCGCGACGGATCATACGCTCGGTTATGCCGTTGCGAGTAGTCGATATAAATTTTATTCCACTCTACGGCTTTCTCCCTTGCCAGCTGATATGCCTTTTTGTCGATTGACCTGTTTTCGATCGCAAGCGTTTTATAATACCTTACTTTTCGCTCTAACGCCCGCTGATTCTTCGTGACCTGATATTCTCTCTCTGCCGTCTCTTCGTCATAGCGCGTAAATCTGCGCCCTTTTTCATAGGGAATTTTATAATGACGGCAGTTAAAGCCGAATAATCCGTTTTTATACCGCTTTCCCGCTTTCGTCGTATAATAATGATCGGTTGCGGCTTCAAGCGGCACGTATTTTCTCCCGTCGCTCGTCGTGCCGGACGTCCCGTCCAGGCTGTAAACGCGCCCCTGCCACGGCCGGCACCGTTCCGAACAGTCCGCATGCGTGGATACGATGATCAGTTTTACCCCGTTTGCTTTCAGTTCCCCCAACTCTTCCTGATGCCTCGCATAACGCACTTCCATCTCTGCGCGGTTCCGCAGGGAATTTCTCCCGCTGATATCGTCCGGGTCTTTCGGAAATGACTTTACGAGCCTGTCTACAACCGGTTTTACGTTTTCTTTCAGATAATCCTGCGCGTATTTCTGCATAGGCACCCCGTAAAAGTCAGGCGGCGCCTGCGGAGCATACTGCCTTATGATTTCCTTCGCCCTTGTCTTCGGAAGCGTTGCTTCGCCATTTTCTCCAAGCACGGAAATGAACGCCGCCGCGAGCAACAGGTTATTTCCCAATGAAGACCGGATGATGTTATACTGGTTGTTCGCAAATATCCAGAGACTTCTTTGCGCCGCGTCCTTTAAAACCGGCAATTTAAGCTCTTTCACGGCATTTTTGATAATCACAGCCGCCAGTCCCAGAATATCATTTTTCGGCGTCAGGCGGAATATCTCCCGCTTGATCAGTATTCTGATTTTCGTTTCCGCTTCTTCTATCGTCAAAGCCTGCGGATTCAGCTTGTCCGAAATAATCCCTTTCATTGAAGGCCGCCTCCATTGATTCCTGCTGTTCGTTTTTCAGCTTTTCCAGGTATTCCCTCGTTTCCGCCACAGAGAGATTATTGATCGCCTGCACCGCCGCTTCTTTCGGTATCAGACCTGCCGCAAAGTTTTCACGGATATTCTGGTCTGATTGCAGTTTGTTCCCGATATAATCGGACAGCTTCAGCTCTACGTTGTCGTCGAGCCCTTCCAGCCTCGCGATCTCCTGTATCGCACGGTTGATAACAGGAAGAAATAAGCCGTGAAACTGTTTTACGCTCGCCCGCGTCAGATTTTCCTCCGCCGTAACCTCCGTCGCCGTTTTTGCGGAATTATCCGGGACCAGATGAGGAAAGATCGAAGTCGGAGAAAATCCCGCCCGAACGGCGGCTTCCTTCTGATAAAGCTCCCACATTTCTCTGTACGCCGTCGATCTTATCTCAAACTGGACGGGCGTCGGCGCCATTTTATCCTTATCGAACATAGACGGCATGACATAGACGAACGATTCGTCTTTATATCCGTCCAGTTCCGCGGTCGTCACATCAAACGCCATGCCGGGATTCTGCGCTTGCAGCCGTGCCATTGTCTCCTGAAGAAATTGCTTCGGCACGAGGATCTTCCCTTCTCCGTTCAGAACGTCTATCATCGAGCCGCTATAAACGACGTCGAGAGACCAGAGAAGATCGAGCAGACCATATAAGAGAGGATCGCCGAACGGCGCATCCGGAACACATGAATTTACACCCGTGCGCGTCAGCAGCCATACGCCGAGCCCGTCCGTGAATGGAAGCTCCATTTCTTCGTTCAGTCTGTTGATTCCGTTCCGCACAAGTTCCTGCTTTACCCGCGGAGGAAGATTTTCGAAAGATACTCCCACCTGATACGGAGACGGCAGCGTGGGAGAATTTGCCACGCCGCTCTTGCGGAATACTTTGTAAACGATTACAGGTTTCAGGGATTCGTTATATTTCCGCTCTTCCACCAGCCAATATTCAATCTGTTCTCCGATCTCCCGTTTCAGGTTTGAAAGAATAGAAACAAAAAAGACGGCGCTGTTTACATTCCCGGCGTCGTCTGTGGAAATCAGGCTCCTGTCCAGCCTTACGGCCGACAGGGACGATCTTCCCAATCTGTCGATATCGATCTTGATCGGGGCGCTCCCGCACAACATGGTAAAGCGTATCGCCCGATCCAGAAATTTTGAAAAGTTGGAGTAGGTCGCCCACGCGCCGCCCAGCTTCTCACAGGTGTAATCGTCTCCTTCAAAATAGGTTTTGTCCCCCCTGACCACGCGGGACGCGCCGTTTACGAGAGCAAAGCCCGTCCCGGATGAGAGCGCATTGTTGTGCACTCCGTCCACCGCGCCGCTTCCGTATGCAATACACGGCCGGATCACGTATTCCATGTAATTGATCCAGTAATAATCCAGCTGTGAATAATACGTGGAGTTATTGGTGTAGTTTTCAAAGGGAATCCTCCCTTTCGTATCGAGGTAACGCTTCAGATATTTCGGTAATTGAAAAGCCATAATGTCTCCTTATCCGCTCATTGTCATGTAATTGTAATAATAGTGTGCCGTCGCGTATTTGTCCGCGTCGATCGTATGATCGTCCTGTCCGTCGGGGATCTCGTTGTTTTCGTCATAGCAAAAGGTTTCCGTCTCTCTTAAACTCGGTTCGTTCATCGGAATATCCAAAACACGGAATATTCCCCTGAAATATCCGTTCTGCAACCTTTTAATGTCCCGCTCGATATTCTTGTTTTCAACTGCCCGGCAATAGAATCCGGTGTGATTCTGCCATTCAAACATCAGGTCCTGCGTTACAACCGCGCTGTCAAATACCCAGCACTCGTTATAAGCGCCCGGCATCATAATGCCGTGCGTTCGCATAAGCGCATAAAATTCATCGTACCACTGTTTCATCGATCGAACCTGCATTGAGTTCGGGATCGGCTCCCCTTCGTCTTTCGGATTCAGATAAAAAGTCCCCAATTTCAACAGGATGCCGTCCGGCATAACGCCCCAGGCACAGACCGCGGTCGCATCTTTCACGATTCCGCTGTCAACGCCGTATATTACGTAAAGAGGATGGTAGCCGTTCGCCGCCATCCTCCTGAAATTTTCAAGCGGAAACAGGTTCCTGTCCCGCTTGAATGTATATAATACAAGCCCCTCGAGCGATACCATCTGCCCCATGTACCAATAGGCAAACTGGCGGGGATTGTTGGCTTTCATCTCCTCGATTTCCTGTATCGTCGCCGGTTTCAATAACTGATAGATATCTTCATAAGTCGTGTAGATCCGGGTCGCTCCGTTCTTTATCTCGTCTCCGAAGTATCTGTGCGCCCAATGCGTTCTGACCGGAGGCGGATTGTACGCGTATATAATCTTTCCGTCCGCTTTCAGAAATTTATTCGCCGTCGTTTCCGCGGCTCTGACGTGCAAAGACGATTTCGCCTCGTTCGCTTCATCCAGGATAAACATCGCGAGAGACTTGTCCTGCGGCGTAAATCCCTTTGTCGTGTTCAGGTCGTTCGCTACTTTTCCGTTGATACCCCCGAAATAACATTTCGCCCCCGTAACCAGACAGGTAATTTCCATAGGGGAAAGCGATGTCCTGAACAGATGATCTATTCCCATAAATTGCAGCGTGGAAAGAAACGAGTTGTATATCGTCGGCCTTACGTCCCCTTTTTCCGCACGGCAATACCAGATGTTATTCGATCTGTGCCGTAACATAAGACCGGTTGCTACCGTTTCATTTGTCGTGGACTTTCCAGAAGATCGCCCGCTTACTTCTACGATTTTCCTGACATTTGCATCCAGCAAAGCAGAAAACTTTTCAGGTATCGTCGCCGCTACTCTCATCGCTCTCCCTCGTCAGATCCCGGACTTCAAATACAAATTCGATCTTGCCGTCCTTATTCTCTTCGATCCCGTAAAGCGCCGACAGCCGCTCGATCGCCTGCAGCTTGTCCTTTACGCTCGCCTTCTCGATATCTTTCACCAATCCCGCAACCGCCTTGTCGATAATCATCTGCGCAAGTGCCTGATTATCCTGCTTCGGCTGTAAACTTTTCTGTAAACTTTTCCCTTCGTTTTGTAAACTTTTTACGGACTTCAATATCTTTGATATTGCGGTCGGAGAAACGGTAAACTTTTTTGCAAGCTCCCGCACGCTCTTTCCGGCCGCATATTCTTTTATGATCGAGGCGCGGTCCTTCTCCGTGAGCTTCGCCATTTCTCCTCCTTTTTCTTATAAAAAAGCGCATAGCTTTCCTGCTATACGCTTTCTCTTTTACCTTTTAATTTATCCGAATAAATCCGAATGAGACCCCGTACGGGTCAGGGAAAGTATCAGCATATCTTCGTAATACTCGTAAATAAGCAACCAGTCAGGCTCGATATGGCACTCCCTGAATCCCCTGTATTCACCGACCAGCTCGTGGTCGTGGAACCTTTCCTCTAAAGGTACTTTGTCTGCAAGTTTCAGAACGACATCGCGGAGCTTAGCAAGATCTTTACCCTGTCTCGCCACCAGCTTTGAATCCCTTTTGAACCGTGTCGTAAATTTTATTTCGTACTTCATTCTGCCAGCAAAGAAGCCATAAGGTCATCAACATTGGTAAATCTTTTCACGTCCGGATCATGGGCGATGCGTCTCGATTCTTCCATCGCCGCAATCGTTTCTGCGTTGGGAGTCTCGATAACCAGCTCAAACGGAATACCGTTCGTTCTGATAACCTGTTTCAAAAAGATATTGATCGCCGTTGTCATATTCAGCCCCAATTTTTCAAACAATTCATTCGCTTGCTTTTTCAGATTCTCGTCAACTCTTATATTTAACGTCGTCATTTTTAATACCTCCGCTTTTTGTAATTACATTGTACTATTATTATATGCACAATGTCAAGTATTTTTACAAAATAACGACAAATTTTTTTGACAAAAAGCGCCCGGCAACCGCCAAGCGCTTTTTAGATAATAATTCGTTTATTTTTTTAAAAATTTAATCTCTGCCGGATACTCTTCAATCACCCTCTTTTTGAACTTCTCCGAAACATTTGTTATCCTGCTTAAATCGCTGTTATGCTCAAGGTCTGCTATCTTGACAACTCTTGCAATCGGATTCGCTTTGCAACGCTTGATATACTCCCATCGACCATCGCCAGTCTGCTCTTGCGGTTTCCTTCTTGTAATGGCATCCAACGCTTCTATTATGTACTCAGGAAATCCCGCTTCTCTCAAATCGTCAAAGGTCATCGGCGTATCCTCGACTACGTCATGCAATAACGCCACAATCTTCTCGTCATCCGTCGTGCACTTCAATGCCACGGTTATAGGGTGATAGATGTATTCAACACCGCCCTTGTCCACTGCACCTTTATGAGCCTTTATCGCTATATTTAATGCTTTCCTTATCAAATCCATTTCTTCCACCTAATTAGTCCATTTGATAATACATACTACTTTTAATACCGCAATTGATTAACTCTGTGCAGAAAGCTTCCGCCATTGCAGTTCTGCAATTTCCCTGTCCTGCCGTCATTCCGCAAATGACCAATCCGTAAACCTTCCCGTAATATCCCGTCCAATCAAAACACGTTAAACCTGCGTTCTTAATCGTTTCTATCACTTTCGCCTTTTGCATCCCCATTGCCCTATAATCAATTGTAGGACTATCAAAGTTACAGGTTCCGCCATCATCTTCCTGTCTCGCCTGCTCCGCTTGAACTTTCGCTCTCTCCAACGCTTTCCTCAAATCTTCATACTTATTCATAACTGCAACCTCCTTTCGATTACAGTTATATTATATACTTACGGAAGTATATTGTCAAGCATTTTTTAGAATGTTTTTATAAAGTTTGTCAAAAAAGAAAACAAGGCGATTATTCCTTGTTTCTCTCTATATCTTCACGAATAAGGCGTTTAATGTAGGGGGCATATCCGCCGTCTGCAGAGACTTCAAGTATCTTATCCAAAATATCCTGTTCCGACGGAAAAATCTTTATTTCAAGCCGCTTTGCTTTTGCGTCGTATTTCTTCTGTGCGCGTTTCTGCGCTTCGGTCTTTGGCATATCAATCTCCTAAATGTGAAGCCCAACTCTTCTCTTTCGCTGAATCCCCAAACGCCCACTTTTTTCCGTTTTCAAGCTCTTGCTTTGCATACTCTTCGTCAAGAGTTCCGTCTCTATTAAAAAGCTCTCTCATTCCACTCATGTATTCAGGCTTCGTGACAATCCCCCACTCCTTACAGAGTTTCACTATCTGCTCATCTACAACAGATAGAGGCACGTCGAAATGCTTTTGGTCTAAATCGTTAAACCAACAATCAAATACCATAATAACTTCTCCTTAAATTTCACTATATTGTGAACGTTTTATCCCGTTCTTCAACAGTTTATTATACGCCGAAACAATGTTATTATTGTTGTATTTCATAACAACATCTTTCGGTATATATCTTCCGTCCTTGATTGCACGGGATATTACTCGGTTCATGCTTTCACGGGTATCTGCTTTTTTATATGCGATCTCTATATCATATCCTGCATCCTTGAAAGGCTGCAACTTTTTCATTGTTCTTTTATAGTTATCACCGATTACAGGGAACACAATGTTCGTACCTTTCATTTCTCCGTCGGTAAATTTTTCCTGTGCGCGTTCCAGCAGCTCTTTGCTTTCATTATGTACCCCATCCGCATTTTTGCCGCCATCAAATCCGTCTATCAGCTTTTTCATCTCGTCGCTGTCAAATATAAACGCTCCTTGCTCTTCACTTAACGGGTTCGCAATACGGGAGGATTTTCCGGACGCAGGAAGTCCGACCACAAGCGTTAATTTCGATTCTTTTTTCAAGGGCGTTTTCGGTCGGGTCTCAACGCCGTTTCCGGTTATAAAATCATTGACCCACTTTTCCCTCTGCGCTTCTCTTTCCGAAGTTTTTATATTGAATGTATACCCATCATATTCATCCGGCATTCCAAGCCGCTTGGCATTCTCGAATCTAGATTTTTCCGCTTCTTTCTGAATACGGTTGAAAATGGGCAACTCTTGAAGTTCTTCGACTGTATATCCCCCTTCTTCGGTTATCTTCTTGTAAACAGCAAGACTTTCTTCGTCATTAAGAGCAAAATTATTCGCCGATTTCTTCGTATTCTCGTTATAAATCTTTTGCAGCCGAATATCATTGAGCGAGCCGTCATCATTTAACGGCAACTCGACATTATTCTCTTTCGCCCACTTGATCCGCTCGTTTACTTCATCGCGATAGGATGAGGAACTCCCCTCTTTATCAGTGAACTTTCCCGCATTATCTCTCGGATGTTCGCTTTCTTTCCATTCTGCCATTATGATACCACCTCGCACAAGTTTTGTCAATACAAAAAATGCGCCCGGCAAGTACCACCGAACGCATTTCTCCAAAGATGAGAGAGATTTGTATATGCTTTTTGATGATACCATTATATCATAAAAAATGTGCAATGTTGTGTCATGTTTCATTCATCGGACATTTTTTTGATTGCTTTATTGACTATATAATGCGGCATTCTCTGTGCATAGTGATAATGCTTTTGTATCTTCTTCCAGCTCCACTGATTCATATAGCGGTCGATCAGCATCGCCTGTTCCAGCTGCGTGCATTCTTTCATACGCTCGGCGATCATGTCCTCCTCTGCAAACATCTTTGCCATTGTCTTTGACAAATCCTCTTCCAATTCGATGAGACGGAGAATAATGCCCTCTACATAGCTGTTAGACGCACTCGCGATAACTTTCTCATGAGAATAGTCGACAGCGCTCAGACCGTCGATTTTCGCCCTTAATTCAGCTATCCTGCGCTCCTGCGCTTTCAGATACTTTTTCGTGTCTATGTATTCTTCCAATATTCCCTTCATCTCATCGAATGTCATTGCCTTCCTCCGTTAATCAATTTCTCTTTACTTTGATTCTTCTACCACCTTTGCGCCACAGTTAGGGCAGTACCTAAATTCAAACTCGTGATATGTCACTTCTCCGTCGTCCATATCAACTCTCTTTTCGCTGAAATCCTCAGTCATAAATCCGCACTCCGAACAAATGAACTCGTCAACTGGATTATTGTTGCTTTCGTTTTTGCAAGTTTTCATTTTTCCAATCCCCGCCGAAATAAGTTCACTTGCGACATATTCCGCCGTTTCTACAAATGGTAATTCATCTGCCTCGAGAATCGCCATTGCTACAATTTTAGTTATCGTCTTTTTCAAATTATCATTATTCATAAATGTCTCCTTCCTCCTCCAATTCCGCTATCACTTCAAAAATGGGATAAGCCTGGTACGGTAGCCCCACAGCGAGATCAAGTCCTCCGATCTCGCTGCACAGGCTGAAATGCGTTAATTCCATTTCTCTTTTAATTTCCTGATTTCCTCTGCTCCGTATGCGTTTTCACAAATCTCTATAAACTGGTCTACCGTATATTCATCTTCAAGAGATAAATGACGCGCATCCACGAACTGCTTTCTTCCAAACATACAGCTTCCCGTCAATATGTGGTGCCAGTCAAAAAACACTTTTCCTTTGTATTTCTTTCCCTTCTCAAATTGCGCGCAGAAACTCTCTATTTTTTCTTCCACAGTCATGCTATCCATTATTTTTGCATAAAGTGCCACCGAGGCTTCTTTTAATGTGTCCCCATGCGCAACTTTACCGCTTACCGGATCTTTTGCGAGATAACACTTTGTCAGTTCAAATGTATCTTCTCGTATCAAAAATCCTTTGGCGTAATTCCCAAATATTGAAACTATAATTGTCGGTATAGAATCAATATAATGGACATCTCTTTTTGTGTGCTTTTTTATTTGAGAGCCGCAGCCGGAGCCGTCGCCGTAGCC